CCGCGCTCCGTGCGCTGCGCCACCGCCCACGCGGGCACCCATCGTTTGCCCCACGTGTAATAAACCCCGTCCACCCGCCACAGCAGCCGGAAGCTGCACAGGTCACGCGTGCTCGCCAAGTCCAGCCCGCCCCAACACGGCTGCCCGCGCAGGGTTTCCAGATCGACGGCACCACTACAGCGTTTCCATCGCTCGATGTCGATCCAAGTGTTTGCCCCTGCCGCCTGCCGGTTTAACCGCTTGATCTGGAATTCCGCCATTTGGCCGGGCATCTGCTTCGCCTCGATGGCGTGCTTGCGAATCGCGGTCAGGAGTTCCGGGTTTACCTCGATCAGCGGATTCGCCTTGACCCATTTCGATTCGTCGAAGTCGGCGTCGCCATCGTCCAGCGCGAAGATCAGCGCGAGGAAGTGATCGGCCTCGATCACCTGTTCAAGCGTCTGCTTGGCGAAGTGGCGCAACTCCGGCCACGGTCCGGTGCCCTCGTATCCCTCGGTTGTGGTGTAGAGCCACAGCATGTTTTTCCGCGCGCCGGATGCCGAGCGTAGCACGTTCAGCAGATCATGCGTCTTGTGCGCGTGGATTTCGTCAAGCCCGATGTGCGATGGATTCAGCCCGTCCTGCGTGCTCGCCTTCGCGTTGATCGGCTTGAAGCTACCGCCCATGTTCCAGTTCGCGATTGATTTCGAGAAAACCTCGAGCCCGAACGCTTCGCGCAAGTCCGGCGTCTTTTCGCACATCGCTTTCGCCGGGTCGAAAATCTTGCGCGCCTGGTCGCCGGTCGTCGCAGCACTCAGCACCTGCGGGCCCGGCTCGTTTTCGCAGCACAGGCAATAGAGCAGGATCGCAGCCGCAAGGGTCGATTTCGCGTTCTTCCGCCCGATGCATAGCAGCGCGGATGTGAACCGCCGCGTGCCGTTGTGATTGCGAAAGCCGAACAAGTTGACGATGAAGAAAACGTGCGCCGGGTGCAGCACGATGTTCGGCGTATCCCATCGGCCTTCGACGTGCGGGAGTTTCTCAACGAAGTCGCAAGCGTCAACCGCATCCGCGCGCGAGAACTTGAACGGGCCACCCTTCGCCGCCGCGCGCTTGCGGTCGCCAACGTAGCGCCGTGCCGCGAGCCGCATCCACTTGCCGTGCCGCGCGCCCGAGTCGTCCCGCATCGCATCCTGCGCGAAACGATCGGCAATCGCTACGAAGTCACGCTCGATTTTTGGCGGCGTTGTTCGAGAACCGATTCGCGTCTTTCTTGCCGGTGCCCGCGAGCGCGCCGATGCGACTTCTGCTTGTAGGGGAAAATCCAAGATCGATTACCGCCCTTATCATTTGATCGTATGCTGCATTGTAGATTTTGAACCACGGCGACGGAACCTTCGTCGGGGATACTACCGTTTTGGTCTGCGTGCCATCCGGCTTGATCGTGATGCGTTGACTGCCGCCTTTGTCCACAACGCGCCCATCGGTTCGTAGATGCATCTCGGCTTCGTTCAGCGCGTCTACCGCGCGCACCCATCCGAGGAACAGATCGCGGTCGAGTAGCCGCAGCAGCCCGCCCGGCGAGTGGTCGATTGCGTATTGCCAGATGTCGACCTGCGTTGCGGTCAGCCCGGCGGGCGCTTCGAGTAGACCGCCCTCAGCAATCGGCTCATACGGCCTCGCGTTACGCGGTCGGTTCGTGCCCGCTATCAGGTGCAGCAGTGCCGGCTTTGGCTTGCGACCTTTCACGTTTTACGTCCTCGAAAGTTTGATCGGTTCCGTCGAGTATAGCACTCTGCCCGGTGTAGGCTTGCCAGCGGAAAACGGATACGTCGCAATAGGACGGGCTCAAGTCCATTCCGAATCCTGCGCGACCCGTGCGCTCGCACGCCATCAGCGACGAGCCGGAACCGACGAACGGATCGAATACGGCGTCGCCTTCGTCGGTGTAGGCATTGATGAAAAATTCAGGTAGGCCGACAGGGAATGCCGCGGCATGGCCTGTCGCTTCATGCGATCCCGAAAGTGTTGGGAGCCTATTGCCGGGATAAGCCAATCCATCGACTATCACCCTCCCGACGAACGGGTCTTGAAGGCATTGCGAATCGCTCGCGGCACCGCCAGTCTCTACTCCTTTCCCGCCCTTTCTGCGTTTTGGCATGACACCGCCGTTACCTTGCGCATTTTTCCATCCAGTGTTTCCCGCACCTTTTCCGAACGGCAACGGAACGTGTTCGCTGGCATGCCGCACCGCGTCGGGCCGCATCTTCCATTCTCCGCGCGTGAACTGATAGACCGGCTCAAACTGGTTTTTGAATCGCTGCGTGACCGACTTCGGCACGCCGTTGCGTTCCCAACAGAATTCGGTTGCGAAGTGCCATCCCCATGCGCGAACATGCGCGATCACGAGGTCGAACACGTACAGGTCGGTATCCAAGCCAACACCCGGCGGCTTGATGTTCACGAACCACGAGCCGTCTGCCGCGAGAGCTGCGGCAATGTTCGCCGCAACCGGCGCGAACCATTCGACGTACTCGTCCGGCGGAATTGGCCGGAACCCGCTCGACTCGTCGTACTCGCGCTGCTCGGCGTATGGCGGCGAAGTGAATGCCAAATTCAACGAACGGCCATTGATCA